TAAATCCATTGGCTCTTAACTTATACACATTGGGATTCAATGCAAACAAAAAATTAGTAAATTTAAATCAAGCCGTAAAAGAAAATATTCAAACTTACCTAACTCAATTTAGAATGGTTACGGATGCTGTAAATATAAAAGACGCTTATGTGATAAACATAGGAGTTAAGTTTAATTTATTAACAAAAACAGGATATAATAAAGACGAAGTTGTTTTGAGGGCGATACAAACTGTAAAAGACTTTTTTGATATTGATAATTGGCAAATAGGACAACCAATCGTATTAGCCGACTTAGCCTATCAGATATCTTTAGTTGATGGTGTTTCGGCTGTTGTTACTCCCGAAGAAGATAATGATGATAAAAATCCGATAATAATAACAAACAAATTTTTAGAATCAGATAACTATTCTGGAAATGTTTATGATGTAAAAGGAGCAACTAAAAATGGTGTAGTATATCCATCATTAGACCCAAGTATATTTGAATTGAAATTTCCAAACATAGACATAGAAGGAAGAGTTATTGGTGATTCTACAGGAGGAGCATACTAATGCATTACTTTATTTTTCCAGAGTTTGATACAACACTATACCAAGCCTCACAAAGTAGAAATACGGGACTTGATGAAATATTAGAAATAGAAAAGACTATGGATCAGTCAGGAGGAAATGTACAGGTTTCTAGAGCATTAATCAAATTCGATTTAGCAGAGTTATCAAGATCTATAGTAAGAGGACAGATAGCAACAGACGCTAAATACTTTTTAAATATGTATGATGCTAATCCACACAATCTCTCATACAGCCAATCGTTATGGGCTTATCCGATTAGTGGTAGTTGGGTTCCTGGTGAAGGATTTAAAGCCGATAATCCAATAACAGAAGAAGGAGCTACTTGGAGATATAGAGATGGAATAACCGACAAAACTTATTGGCTAGCAGCAGGTGAATCTGCTGTATCAGCTTCTGGTGGTGCTTGGTTTGAGGATGTTTATGGTTCACAATCTTTCTTTCATATGACAAGTGATATGAGAATGGATGTTACTCCAGTAGTAAATAAATGGTTAGATGGAACTTATCCAAATAATGGATTTATTGTAAAGAGAAGTGGTAGTTTTGGAAATCTAACCACAGATACTCCTGAGGGGGATACTACAAGACTTGGTACTTTTTCTTTTTTCTCTAGAGAAACAAATACTATATTTTCACCAAAATTAGAGATTCAATGGGTTGACGCTAAATGGAGTACAGGTTCTTTAGAACCATTAGATTCTTCAGACTATGATGATTTACAAATTTATATGAGAGGATTAAGACCTGAATACAAAGAAAAATCTAAAGTAAAGTTTAGAGTAGTGGGTAGAAATAGATATCCTACAA